TGGTTTACAGCTCTGGGTGTTAGCACTATGGCTTTTAATCTTAACGGCCTTAACTTTAACCAGTCAGTCCTGACCCAACAGGGTCAAGTTGTTAACACCTGGGCTGATGTGCTGAACCGCGCCAACCTTGGCTTCGAGGTGATGCACGAAAGGAATGCTCATAACTTCCCGCTTGATCTTGCAGCAAACAACATTGTGCCTATCGCACTTAAAACTCCTGCTATTGGATAACTATGCCTCTTAGAAAACTTAAGAAAGCACTTAAAGGAACACCTGCTGGTAAGTCCTCTAGTGTTCGCGACAAGCAAAACGCAGCATACAAAAGACTCCTCAAGAAAAAAAAGTAAACATCCCGTCCGTTCATCTTCTTAATTATGGAATACGAGATTAGAGTCAACGATGCTTACGTTGAACTTATGCACAAGGCTGTGTCCTTTTATTTGGACAAGTGGCCTGGTGGTGATCCAGGTGAGCAAGAAGCTCTTCTGGTACTTAAAGCTCAACTAGACAAACTAAAACTTGAAGTCTTGTTTGACACGATGTAGAAGACGCATGCTACCCAAGGCATGGAACGGGGTCTTGGGATCTCTTCGGAGGTAAACACAATGACGAAACTTGAACTCAAGCAAAGGGTCCGTGAGCAGCAGCTAGCTGCCAAGGAACTGAAGCTCAAGTATCGCGGTGTCGCATACAAACGATGATCCGTTAAAGCGGGTGGCAGGGTGCAATCCCCTGCCCATCAATTGGCTTTGGCCCGGTAAGCCGGATACCCTTAGCCGTCTAGACGGTGGGATAGACCACATGACAACTGAATAACTCTGAACGTTCAGAGAGTGGATATAGATTATTACTCTCTTTAAAAATGGCACAACAACTTACTTCCCCTAAGGCACCCCAGGTAATTCCTGGTGCTAATAATCTGGCTGGGGGCCAGACTCCTACAACTGATCAGCGCAGGGCTCTTTACCTAAAGCTGTTCAGCGGTGAGATGTTCAAAGGGTTCCAACATAACACTATCGCTCGCGATATGGTTATGAAGCGTACTCTTAAGAACGGCAAATCTCTTCAGTTCATCTACACTGGTCGGACCCAAGCTGAGTACCATACTCCTGGAAATCCGATTCTTGGTAACAGCGACGGTGCACCGCCCGTGGCAGAGAAGACCATCACGGTAGATGATCTGCTTATCAGCTCAGCGTTCGTATACAACCTTGATGAGACTCTTTCTCATTACGATCTGCGAAGCGAGATCAGCCGCAAAATCGGCTTCGCACTCGCAGAAAAATATGACCGCCTGATCTTCCGTGCAATTGCACGTGGTGCTCGTAAGGCTTCTCCTGTTAGCGCAGCTAACTTCGCTGAGCCCGGTGGCACCCAGATCCGTGTTGGCTCTGGTAACAACGAATCTGATGCTTATTCCTCTTCCGCTCTGATTGCAGCCTTCTACGACGCTGCTGCTGCGATGGACGAAAAGGGAGTGAGTGGCGACGGACGTGTGGCTGTTCTCAACCCACGCCAGTACTACGAACTGATCCAAGCTGTTGGTTCCAACGGCCTGGTGAACCGTGATGCTCAAGGCTCTGCACTGCAGTCCGGCCAAGGCATCATCGAGATCGCTGGCATCAAGATCTTTAAGTCAATGAACATTCCGTTCCTTGGCAACTACGGCACCAAGTTCGGTGGCACCACTGGACAGACTTCACCTGGCAACCTGGGTGACTTCATTGGTCCTGCTCTTGAAGATGCTTCTACTGCACAAACAGGCATCAACAACGACTATGGCACTGCAGCCGAATTCGGCGCTGTGTCTGCTGGCCTGATCTTCCAACGCGAAGCAGCCGGTGTTGTTGAAGCAATCGGTCCTCAAGTCCAAGTCACCAACGGTGACGTATCCGTCATCTACCAGGGTGATGTGATGCTCGGACGTTTGGCCTGTGGCGCAGATTACCTCAACCCTGCTGCAGCTGTTGAGCTGTACGTTGGTGGTACTGCACCCTCCGATTTCTGATATTTATTCTTTCCTAGGGATCCTTCGGGGTCCCTTTTTTTTATTCTTATGTCCTCAACTATTGGCACCGATACCGAACTATCCGCTGTGAACTCAATCTTGGGGAGCATCGGACAAGCACCTGTTACCCAACTAAATACAGAGAACCCTGAGATCTCCTTTGTCTATAACATCTTCCGTGAAGCTGTGGTTGATGTACAGAATGAAGGATGGGTTTATAACCGCGAAGAAAAACTGACGTTACCTCCAGATCAAGATGGATACATCTATGTACCTGTAGACACTCTCAGGCTAGACATCAGCGGAGGTCAAACAGATCGAAGTACAAATGTCGTGATGCGTAAAGGTCGTCTCTACGACAAGGTCCGTCATACAGATGTATTTACTCAACCTATTGAGGTAGACATCGTTCGTATCTTTGACTTTGCAGATATTCCTTCTGTCTTCCAGCGTTACATCACAGCGCGTGCTTCAACTCGTGCTGCTACTCAGTTGGTATCTAACCCACAGCTTGTCCAACTACTTCAACAACAGGAAGGCATGTCACGTGCAGCCTGTATTGAATACGAATGTAATCAGGGTGACCATAACTTTATGGGATTCCCAAGTGATACCTATTACCAAACTTACCAACCCTTCCATGCACTGAGGCGCTGATGGCAACTGTTACACAAAAGATTCCAAACTTTGTACTAGGCATTTCAGAACAACCCGACGATCAGAAACTGCCTGGTCAAGTCAGGAACGCTGTGAATGTTGTCCCTGACCTTACCGATGGTTTGATGAAACGACCTGGCTCTCAGTTCGTTGCTACGTTGTCAAACGTGCAGGCTGATGGTTGCTGGTTCAATTATTACCGTGATGAAAATGAAGGTTCATATGTAGGTCAGGTAGCAAGAGATGGCACCACACGTGTGTGGCGTTGCGGTGATGGTGTCGAGATGACCATCACTGGTAGCAACAATCCATCTACATACCTGGCGCATAGTAACGATGGAGAGATACAAGCTCTTACAATTAATGACTCAACCTTTCTAGTTAATAGAACAAAGACGGTTGCTATGACTGCAGCCGTTGGAGCGTCAAAGCCAGATACTCATTCTGCTTATGTTGAGTTGAAGCTGATTCAACCGCGTCGTCAGTATGCGCTTAACATCTTCAGCAATACAACGACAGCATTAGAACGATCAGCTACGACAGTCAGCGTAGCCACTCCGTTTAGTAATAATGTAGTCAACCACGATGATGCCAGGTTTACAGGATCAAAAGTACATGTTGATGCTACGACTGGTATTGCTGTACGTGTAACTGTCACTGGCCAACCTTTCGTTTCTGGTTACGATAACAATCCCCCTGTTGCTCAGTACAAGACACAGTACACTGCTCGAGTTGATTTACTGCATGGTGGTGCTTACACATCATCGTTGCCTAGCTTTACTGTTTCAGTTGAAGGTCAGAACCATACAGTTACTGTTACCGCAGAAGTATCTGCTTCTTATAAAGGTAACCTAGATCGTGTTCGTCCTGTACCTGTAGACATTGAAGCTGAAACTAGTACTTCTGTTGCTGGTGTTCTGAACTCTATTGTTTCTGAGATCAGTGGTGTAACAGCTACTATTATTGGTAATGGCATCTACCTGACACACAGCTCTGCATTTAATGTTGAAGCTTTGGAAAGTGATCTATTTGAACTTACCCAGGATACTGTTAACGATGTCTCTAAACTTCCTACACAATGTAAGGATGGTTATATTGTCAAAGTAACTAATTCTGCACAGCTGACTGAAGATGACTATTACCTGAAGTTTACGGGAACTGATGGTGATGGTCCAGGTGTTTGGGAGGAATGTGTAGGACCAGGAGTCAAGACAACCTTTGATGGCACGACTATGCCGTACATCCTTCAAAGGACTGGTGCTACCACCATGACACTAGGAACTTATAGTTGGTCACAACGTGAGGTTGGCGATGACATTACTAATAAGGAACCATCATTTGTTGGCAAAAAAATTAACCAGGCTTTATTTCATAGGGATCGACTTGTATTCCTAAGTGGTTCAAATATTACACTTAGTCAGCCAGGTGATCTAAGTAACTTTTGGAATAAAACAGCTTTGACATTCTCAGGCGTTGACCGTATTGATGTCTCTTGTAATTCGTCCAGTCCTAATGAATTGGTTGATGGCATTGAGATGAATACAGGTCTTGTTCTGTTTAGTAGCAATGCTCAATACTTATTTGCTACTGACAGTGATGCCTTGAATCCTGAGACTGCCAAGGTTAACACTTTGTCTACCTATAACTACAACGTAGATGTTTCACCTATTTCATTAGGCACGACACTTGCATTTGTAGATAACGCTGGTAAGTTCAGCAGATTCTTTGAGATGGTTAACATCAGAAGAGAAGGTGAACCAGATGTAGTAGAGCAAAGCAAACCTGTATCCAGGTTAATGGGTACTGGTCTTAACCTCGTCGCTAACTCAAGAGAAAACAATTTTGTCTTCTTGGCTGAAGCTGGTACGCAAGATGTTGTTGGTTTCCGTTACTTCGGTTCTGTACAGCAACGACTCCAAGGAGCTTGGTTTAAGTGGCGTCTACGTAGGCCTATTGCATATCACTTTGTTGTTGATGATGACTATTACGTCGTGCATGACGATAATACTTTGACAAGAATGGCTCTTCAAACTTCAGCAAACACACCATCAATTGTTGATGGCCCTGAAGAGTTTAATATTCACCTTGATCATTTTGTCAATGTAACTGCTGCATCTCTTACGTATAACCCGGTTACTAGAAAGACAACGTTTACTCTGCCTGCTGCCTTTAATACAAGTGGTTCTATAGCAGCAATTGTTACTAACAATAGTAGTGATAAAGGTCGTTTCCAAGTTGTTGAGGATACAGAGCAAGCATTTGAGTCCTTAGTAGGAGAGACAGCCGTCATCGATATCAATGACAGCATCAATGCGCAGTTCATTGATCTCAATACTGCTGACCTTGAAGGTGCAACTTTGTATGACCTTGAAGCCGGTACTACATCACTCGACTCACTAGCTGGCGCATCTACTGAGTATGACTCTGGTGGTCAGACTGTATCCCTTACGGGAGACTGGTCAGCACAACCCATCACAGTTGGCTATTTGTATGAAATGAGTGTGGAGCTTCCAACGATCTTTCCTTCGCAAACTAAAGAACAAAAGGTAGTTGCAGATACATCTGGATCCCTGATTCTCCAACGACTCAGACTTAACTTTGGTCCGGTTGGAGAGTTTTGGACAACCCTAAAACGTGTTGGGAAAGCAGACTATGTAGACAAGCATGAGTCATCTTTGATGAATGCGTATGACGCTAATACTGCACCGTATGTTGAAGATAGTTTCAAAACCATACCTGTGTATGAACGTAATACCAACGTAAATGTCATCCTCAAATCTACCCACCCATCTCCTGCAACCCTGCAATCAATGTCATGGGAAGGAGAATATACAAACAACTTCTACTCTAGGATCTAAATACATACATCCGATTACATACGAGGCTGCCGTTGAGGTGGCCTCTAATCTACGGCCAGAAGACCATAGAGAGGTAGTTGATGGGTATGGGGTAGATCCTATAGATGCGATACCTAAAGAAGCTATGAAAAGCTTCTGCATATATTTCACAGTACCTGACGGCAGGACTGCCGGACTAGCTGGGATAGGTGATAACGGAGCTGTTTGGATGCTCTGTACACCGGCTATCCATGACTTCCCTGTTCTGTTTGCTAGGCAGGCTAAACGCTTTATAGACAGCAGAACAGAGAAACTTCTGTGGAACTATGTAGATAAGCGCAACACAGCACACCTTAGGTTGCTGAAATATCTGGGGTTTACCTTTGTTGAAGAGATTCAATATGGTCCCAAACAATTACCCTTTATTCTATTTAATAAATGGCATTACCATTAGCATTACTTGCGGCAGCTCCAGGAGCAATCTCTTCGGTCGCTGGTCTCTTTGATAACTCAGCTAACAGAGCTGTTCACGAAAGGAACAAAGCCAGAGTTCGTCAGATTGACGTACAAAATTCAATGATTCGTGGCGACAATCTCAAGATACGTAGTGACTTTAATAACCGTAAACTTGGTGTTCTCGAAAATATTGACAATATCCAGCTCGCTTCTGATCAGGCTAGAGGTAGAGCTATGCAGGGTTTGGATAGAGCTACTCGACAATCAATGATGAGTAATCAAAACGATATTCGTCGTATGTACCAAAACCTAAGTCATCGTCAAGGATCTATGAATGTTGGTAATAGACGAGCTCTCTTAGATTATTCGGCTCGCGCAACCGAAAGGGCTAACCGACTTACACAAGCTGGTGATGATTTGATTACTGATGACTTTAATCGTAGGTTGTCTGATCAAAATGCTATTAAACTTCAGAAGGAGAGGGTAGCAACTTTACCTCAATATAAACAATACATTCAAAACTACGAACCTGAGAAATATCAAGACAACACTACACAGCGAGTACTTGGCGCTGTTAGTGGATTGGCTGGTGCAGCAATGACTGGTTTTGACACCTTCAATAAGTTCAAAGTACCAACTGATCTTGATGGATATAACCCAGGTGGTAAGTCAAGTCTGCAGATTGGCAAATTTAATCCTGATCTATTTAATACCTCATTCGGTTATGGAGGCTATGCATCATGACATCTACACCTATGCAAGCTCCTGACTACGGCTCAGGGCAGGGCATGTCTATGAGTGAATCCATGCAAGGTGTATATGACAGCATCATGCGTGATGAAGACATTCGTATGAAGAATGCTTCTATGCAATCAAAGCTCCCTGAAGCATTGGCTGCATTTAGTAAAAGTGCATCTGAGATAGGAAATACGTTGTTCCAAAAGCGTATCGAAGATACTGCTGCAAAGGCTCTTTATGATGCCCGTATGGATGGCAGCATCAGTCAAGAACAGATTGCTGCATATGACGCTGAAGTTAATGACATCAATAGCAACCACCGAACTATTGAAAAAGCAGCTGACTCCATTGAGCAAGCTGATCAACACGACATCGTTGCTGAACGTGTAAGAAGTACTGACCCTTACTACCAGTACTACTACAAGCTAGGTCAGCTACGTAATCAAGTTAGTGAGCTTCCAATGCTCCATGCTCAGTTAAAGAGCACTCTTACTATTCAAGGTGCTGACGGTAGACGACTCACCTACGACCAGATTACTGAGTACGACGACATGGCAGCTTGGAATGCCAAGGCAGAAGTTTATATGAACAGAGCTTTTGCAGGTGTCAGTCCAGTGCTAGCGGCTAAGGAAATCTTTCCACAGATGGATGACCTGTTTACACGGGATGCACAGAGGTGGGCTACTGCTAACGCTAAGAAAAGGAAGGAAGCTCGTACTGCTACTCAGCAGGAGCTGATGTTTGACGCTATTACAAGCACAGATAAAGACAAGATCAAGACTGCTTTCGAAACCAGCACGTTGTCAATCGATGAATTATGGGCACCTATAAATGAATTGGCTGCTAATGGAGATTTAACAGATGTTCTGGAACAGGCTCTTGGTGACACTCTCATTAAGGATAGAGCAACAGGTAAGTTGGTTCCTATCAGAGAAAAGTTTTCTAGGCAGTTTAAAGCTTTAGAGGGTATCGCTACGAAAGGTATTATCAACCGTATGCGTCAGGATGATTTTTTTGAGGAACAAGCATTCCTCGATCAAGTTAAAGAAGATATTGCTGTACTCACTGGGGATCCTGATGATCCTGATGGATATACGCTAGATCAAGTTGATCAGTACATTGATAAGTACATGGGGTATAACAACCCTAATGCTCAAGCAGCTATAACCAGACTTAGGTCTCTTAAAGACCACGCTGTTGATAAGCTAGATCCTCAAGAAGAGGAAAGACAGTTCAGAAAGTATGTCGAAGCGATCGATCGCGGCATGCGTATTGAAGATATTGAAAAAAGAACTAGCGGCACGTTACGGCAACGGCTTAGAGCTTATATGCAAAATGAAGGTAAAGCTACGTCTGGTGGGATCCTTTCACGACATCAGGTTGCCTTTGATAGTGTCGAAGCTGAAGTCAAAAAAGAAGCTGGTGTCACACCTCTGTCAAGTGCCAGCGGTACTGTTGCTCTAGAAATTGAATATCAGCAGGCCGAACTTTCACGTCTCCTTAAGGAGATGGATGAAAACCCTAACCTTTCTGATGCACAGAAACGGCAGGAAGCTTTGAAGAAATGGAAGCAAAACTGGGATAAATCCTTAGCTACAGAAGGTTATCAAACTGCAGATGGTTTCCCAGGTGCTTACAGCCGTTTGCCTGTTGACAAGGCCAACATGCAAGCTGGTATTGATCGAGCCAAAAAAGTTGTCGATGTTCTCAAAGGCAATTCTATTGACGGTGTTTTTGAAAACTACGAACAACTTTATACGCCTGAG